CACTGGCCCAACCAACACCGTTGGAACGGGAGCAACAGTCCCTGTAATTTACGGTCGTGTCATTGCGGGGAGCCATTTAATTGCTGCTAACCTTGAGGTATCTGATGATTCAGACCCGCTAAAAATAACAACGCAAACGCCAGGTACAGAGACACTTAGAGTCAATGGCGATGAAATTACAGGAGAGCTTAAAAAAGCTGGCGGATTAATAACTCGCAGGAAAGGCGAAACTATCGGCCACTTAGTTAAGTCAAGCGACCAAGACGAAAACAAGAGGATTATTATAAATAAAACTTTTGGCAAAGCCATAGCCAACTTGACCGTTGGTGATACAAAAGAGCTTGAGCCTGACAAGAGTTTTGAAAACGACTTGTTGGAGTACTCAACTGTCAAAACAATAAAAATAGATGGGGAAGAAGTGTTGAGGCGCAAAAACCTTGATATTATTTTTAGGCTTGATAATGGATTATTTGATTATGTTGCAGACGAGGGCACAACAAAAATTGATGGTTTTATTAGATATAGAATCACTGTTGAATTGACAGGCAAAGATCCTGACCCGACGGTTGCAAGCGCTGATGTAACCTTGCAAGGTCTCCTTTTAAGAAGCCATAAAGTGAATTATGGGCATAGACTAAAAATGCCGTCAGTTCCTAATCGCAACGAGGTCCGCATTAAAGTTGAAATTGTTGACGCTGCGGTGCATGATGGGGCGTCGCTGCATATTAACGCCTACGGCTACGGACTTTTAGGCTAAAACGACTGATTTGCTATGGCTCTCAACTCCAAGACTACGCTCAAAATTATTGACGCACTCTGCGAAGGGCCGATTGAAGGTTTGGTAGAGGTAAGGAAAGGTGGCAAGAAAAGTGTTTTTTTGAACGAAACGATAGTAACCGGTAAACAATTCACTGATCAAACTGTCAAAATATTGACGAAGGAGGGGACAGCTACGCAAGGCGCGTTTGAAGAAGGGTCTACGTTTGAGGATCAGCAGACAACAATTATTAATGTCAATCGAGAGATTGGGTCTAGCTATAGCGAAGAGTTGACTGCGGACAACAAAGTTAAGAGACGAAATTATGGTAAGGGCCAGGTGACGCAGGCCATAGCTCAAACAGACATTGATTTTGTCGAGCTTGTTTTTACGATTCCAAAGCTGTTTTGCGTAGCCGAAGAAGGCTTAGCGCGTGGGCAGTTATTTTTTGCTCAAATCAAGCTAGAGCTGCATATTTGTGGCACTGATGGCGTTTGGAATCCAGTAAATATACACGTTGAAAGCCAAGAAAGGAAAAACATAATCAAAGGCATATGCACATCTAGTTATCAATTTAAGACGCAAACTATTGATTTGACAAAAAACAAATACGGCAAGGGACCTTACAAAATAAGAGTGCGTAAGATTGAGTTTAATGAGCCTGAAGATGCGTTTGAGATTTCATTTAGAGATTTTGAGGACGTTCCAAAGAAAACTCCTATAGCCAGCAAGCGTGCTGATCAAATTCTGTTGACAAGCATTATTGTCGGCAAAAAATTTGGCACGGCCTATCCGCATACAGCGCTTGTATCTCTCAGTCTGGACGCAGAAGAATACAGCACATTGCCCGCAAGAGCGTATGACATAAAAGGTCTAAAAGTAAAAATACCATCTAACGCAAGTGTTGAAAAAAGTGGCAGGCTTAATTTTGACAACAAGCCATTTGACGGCAGCTTGCAAGAAAACGAGGCTTGGACAACGTGTCCCGTTTGCTGCTTCTACGACCTACTCACCAATAAGAGGTATGGGAGTGGTGATTTTATTGATGAGTCAAATCTTAACTGGGTTGATCTGATTGAAATTGCTAAATACTGCAATGAAGAGGTCGAGTATATAGACGACCAACTTGAGGTGCAAAAAGAGGCGCGGTTTGCAATCAACACGGTCATTGGTTCGCAGGCTGAAGCTTTCAGCGTTTTGCAGGACATGGCCAGTGTCTTCCGTGGGATGCTGTTTTGGAAGTCAGACAACGTACAGGTTGCTGCAGACCACGGAGAATTAGACGGCGGACATGTTCCAGCGATCCATGCTTTTAGCAACTCAAATGTTGTCAACGGCAGTTTTTCATACAGTGGATCGTCACTAAAAACACGCAGCACAAGGGTGCGTGTACGGTACAACGATCCTGACAATTTTCATAAGCCAAACTTTATCTGCATAGAAGATAGAAGTCTTGTTGAAAAATATGGCGTACAAGAGAAAAGCGTTGTTGCGTTTGGTTGCACGTCTAAGTACCAAGCTCAACGAATGGGGCGTTGGATTATGCAATCTGAAAAACTGCACGACGAAACCGTAACGTTCTCAGTTGGCCTTGAAGGCTTAAATGTCTTGCCTGGTCAAGTGTTTGAGGTATCAGATGAGATGCGCACCGGTGTGCGCTTTGCAGGAAGAATCCTAGGTGCAACAACAAGCCTCGTCAGAATTGACTATCAACCTGTGTTGTTTGATAACAGAACAGGCAACATTGACACTTGGAGCGTTTTTGACAATGAAGACGTAGGCTTGCCGTCTGCTTCTAACAACAAAATATCGGTTGTAATGAAGGATGGCACGATTGAAACATCTTCGATCACGTCAGTTGCAGGCAACACATTAAATGTCAGCCCTGAATTCACGCAAGCGCCCCCCGATGACGCGCTATATGCCATCAAAAGCAATGACTTGGTGCTTCCAAAATATCGTTGCTTGTCAATAGCTGAGGGTGAAGATGGAACGTATGCAGTTGTAGGCGTCAAGCATGTTGATGGTATTTATACAGTTGTTGAGGATCCATCTGCCAAACTTGAACTAGCGCCACCATTTTTCTATGGATCAGAGCCAGACGCACCTACAGACGTAAAGATTACATTTCAGCAAATCGACGACGGTCGTAACACAACGAATCGAGCGACAGTTTCTTGGACGCGTGGCTTGTCGGGTTCTGTGATTGAGTTTAAGGTTCGATATAAAGTAGGCGACGGCGGAAACTGGATTAACCAGTTCACAAATAACAACTCGATTGACATCAGCACAGGGCTTGTGCCTGGCAAATTACTGATAGTAGATGTTAAGGCTGTAGGCCCTGCTCCTGATCGCAAGGAGTCTGATTACACACGTCAAACAAGAGAGATACCAGTCGGCGGAACAAGTGACGATTCGTCAGATCTAGCGCAAGTCACGCTGCCACCTGACCCAGAAAACGTAACCATTGAGGCCATTGGCGTTGATCAAGTCGCATTACGTTGGGGCGCAACAGCAAGCGGTCAAAAGCTTGAAGGGTTTATTGCTGTAATTAAGCATTCATCTAAAACCGACGGCAGTGGATCGTGGGCAAACAGTTCTATTCTTCGCAAGGTTGAGGCACGAACGACGTCAGTTGTACTGCCTTTGCTAAACGGCGAATACCTTATCAAGTTTCAGAATGAACAAAGACTGCGAAGCGCCAATGCGGTCAGCGCAATAATCAACATACCAGACGGCATTCCTCGTCTTAATTTTGAAGTAATTAGAGAAGATCAACTTGCCAATGAGTTTGGTGGTGACAAGGTTGGCGTTTACTACAACCAAGAATATGACGGTTTGATTCTCGATGGAGATGCATCATTCGATGCTATTTCAAGCCTTGATGGTTTTACCGCAAACATTGACAGCCATTTTGGTACGCAACTCACCAGAGGCGAATACTTTTTTCAAAAGACAGTTGACTTCGGCGGCAAGTACAGCGTGCGTTTGCAGCGTGTGTTGACAACTAGAGGTCTCTACGCAAGTGATTTAATTGATGACCGATCTGAACTGATTGACACATGGTCTGATTTTGACGGTGACGTGCCTGACGATACAAACGTTCAGGTGTACTTCCGCAAGTCAGACTTGGCCGCCACAGTTTCAGATTTCG